ATCGCAACTTGCAGGCATCGACTTACGCTGGCACGTCGCTTTCGACATCGGGCGCCAGTATGTCGGCGGGCAGGCGGTCAAGAACCGGATGCTCGACAGCATCCCGGGGTCCGATCCGGGCTGGGTGTGGATCGGCGACGACGACAACAAGCTGGAGCCGGCAATGTTGCAGGCGGTTGCCGAGTACGACGCCCGGCCCGTTGATGTAGTGATCTTCGCGCAGCGTCGCGGCAGCAAGGTTGCGCCGCCGTGCGCTGTCGTCGATCGCGTTGATGCGGCGCAATTCGTCGCGCGCAGATCCGCAATCGGCGGGCATCGGCTGCCGAACAAGTACAACGGCGACGGGTTGCTGATAGCTGCCATCGCAAAGACGGCGCGGATGGGCTACGACAGCCGGGCGCTCACCCACTACAACTGGCGCACGACATGCTGACGCTACTGACGGCAACCGGCGCGCGACCTGAAGCGTGGGCGCTGTGCGAGCGTTGGATGATGGCGCAGACCTACGCCGGCCCTGTGCGCTGGGTGATCGTCGACGACGGCCAGGAGCCGCAGCCGATCACGTTCAGGCGCGCAGGCTGGGAACTGGTTCTGATCCGCCCGGCGCCGTTCTGGCAGCATGGGCAGAACACTCAGGCGCGCAACCTGAGCAAGGGACTGGACGCCTGCATGCGCGAGGATGTCGTAGTGTTCATCGAGGATGATGATCACTACGCGCCGACGTGGCTTGATGCGGTCGCGAAGCATGCGCCGCGCGCCGATGTTGTCGGAACGCCGCGGGCTCGCTACTACAACTTGCCGGCCCGCATCGCGCGCCAGCTTGAGAACGGGCAGCGCGCGTCGTTGTGCTCGACCGCGATCAGCGGCCCGGCAATCGACGAGATGCGCCACATCCTGAAGCGCGCGGACAAGTTCATCGACCTGCAGCTCTGGAAGCGCCACAAGCGCAGCCACCTGTTCGCCGGGAACCATGTGACCGGAATCAAGGGATTGCCCGGCCGCGGCGGTATTGGCATGGGCCACAGCGCAGACCTGCGCGGCACCCATGACCCAGACCACCGCATCCTGCGGGAGTGGGTCGGCACCGACGCGGAGTTCTACTTGTGACGACCGCGACCGCCGGAACCCGCATCTACATCGCGACGAGTCTTGCGCCGGGCGGCAGCAGTTCGTCAGACGGGCCGGAAATCATCGGCATTCGCTGCCCGGCCGGAATCTCGGGCCTTGAAGATTCGGAAGCGCAGGCGGTTTTGAGAGACGGCGCCGTACCAAGTTGGTCAATCGGCCCGCATATTCCGGCGCAGATCAGCATTCCGTACAACTTCGACGTGCGTTCGCGGTCGCATCGGGCGCTGATTGCCATGCGCGACGCGCGGCAGCAAGCATCTTTCATGGTCGCCTTCGGCCGCACGTCGCCGGAGCCGGTATCGACTACCGGCGGGCGACTGGTCAGCGCAGGCCCGACCACTGCCGAGTTTCTGGGCAAGGTGCTCAAGATCGCATACGACGTGCAAGTGGGCGACTACGTGCGCGGAACGCTGGTGCTCGTGCGAGACAGCGCGATCACTTGGGACTACCCAGCAGCCGACAGGGATTGAAGATGAGCACAGTTCTGCTGGCTGATGTGAAGGCGTGGCTGCGGGTCATCCACTCGGGCGACGACGGCCTGATTCAGCGGCTGATTGACCAGGCGGAAGATGAGTCGCTCCGATTCCTCGGCCGCACCCAGGCGCCGACGCTGCCGCTCGACTATCCATCCGACAGCAGCAGCGAGGATGTTCCGAGCAGCGAAGATCCGGCGGCGATGTCCTACGAAAAGGCCGTTTGCATACTGGTGCAGGCCGCCTACGAGCAGCCGGACCCGGACAAGGCTGCGCGCATGCGGCAGAACGCAGAAGTGGTGCTGATGCCGTACAGGCGGGGTCTTGGGGTCTGACATGCAAGCCCAGCGCTACCGTCACCGCGTCGAGTTCCAGCGCAAGACCGAGACGCAGGACATGGACACGGGCGCGATCTCGCACGAGTGGGCTACGGTGTACCTCGACAGCGACACGCCGCTGGACTCCGTGCCGGCCGAAGTGCTGACCGGCCCAGGGCGCGAGTTCAACGCTGCCGACGCCAAGCAGGCCGAGACCACCGCGCGCATTCAGTGCCGATGGTTCCCCGGCCTGCTGCCGACGTGGCGACTGATCTGGGACAGCAAGACCTACGACATCCTGTCGATCGAGACCGACGCCACCGCGCGCAGGGAGTACCGCATGCGCTGCCGTGAAGGGGTCAGCGATGGCGACTGATGGTGTCAGGGTGCTCGGGCTGACTGGCGTGCTTGACGCGCTGCGCCAGCTGCCGCAGGAAGTCGTGAGCAAGGGCGGCGGAATCATCCGCCCGGCGTTGCGCAAAGGCGGGCTGGTGCTGCTGAAGCAGGCGCAGGAGAACGTGCAGCGCATCGTCGACGAAGTGAACAAGGACGGCCGCATGGTGTCGACCGGGCTCGCCAAGAAGTCGCTGCGCGTGAAGCGCGTCAAGCCGCTGAACGGGCAGAACGGAGAGGCGTTCATTGTCGCCGTGAAGACCGCGACCTATGACGGCCGCCAGTTCAACCGCAAGAACAAGAGCGGCAAGAAGTCTGGCAAGTCGGTAGCGCTGCGCACCAACGACGTGCTGTTCATGCTGGAGGCAGGCACCGAGACGCGCCGGCCGATGCCGTGGATGCGCCCGGCGTTCGACTCAAAAAAGGACCAGGCGCTTGCGACGTTCGTCGCTGAGGCCGCCAAGGGACTTGAGCGCGTGCAGAAGAAGCTGGACAAGATCGCGGCGGCGAAGGCGAAGCAGCGATGATCGACCTGCCGAACCCGTTCGCGATCCTCGCCGCCGATCCTGCCGTCACCGACCTGATCGGCGACAGCCCGGTGCGCTGCTTCCCGCACGGCAAGGCGCCGCAGGGCGTGGCGTATCCATACGTGACCTACATCGCGGCCAGCATACTGCCGATCAACTCGCTCGACTCGGGCGGTGCACGGGCTGACACGACGCTGGTGCAGGTCTCGATCTGGTCGAGCAATGCCGGCAACGGCGCGCAGAACGCCGAGGCTGTCTATCGCGCCGTGCGCGGATGCCTGGAAGAAGAGCACGACATCGAGGCGGCGCGAGACATGGGCAGCGATCCGGAGACCGGGAGTTATCGGGTCGATCTGGATGTGCGGATGTTCGTGCACCGGCAGGACCAGGCGAGCAGCTCGTCATCGAGTAGCTAACCCACCAACCAAGATTCGATGGGCCTGGCGAAAGCCGGGCCTTTCGTCGTGGCCGAGCGCTCGGCCTTTACCTCGCGGCAAAGCCGCTCTCCATGGAGTACACGCGTTATGACTGTTGGCATCATGCAAACCAAGGGCACCAAGCTCTACTTCGGCTACGCGCCGGGAGCTTCGTCGTCTGATCCGGATGGCGTCGTCATCCACAAAGTGGCCTGCCCGACCGGCGTGACCGGACTGAGCAGCGGCGAGGCGCCCAAGGTCGATGTGACCTGCCTCGACTCAGAGGCCCGCGAGTACGCCGCCGGCCTGCAGGATCTGCCGTCGATCCAGATCCCGGTGAACCTGATCCCGCGCAGCGAGGCGCATCAGGCGCTGATGGCCGCCGAGGATTTGGGCAGCGAGCTGATCATGCCCTTCATGTTGGTGCTGAGCGACAACACCACGGCGCCGACCACGCTCGACAGCGATGGCCACCTCGCGTCGCCGGGTCCGACAAACCGCTACTGGAAGGGCTACGTGTCCAACTTTAGCGAGGACTACGCCGTCGGCGAGTACGTCCGCGCCACGGTGACCGTGCAGCTCACCACCCGCATTCGCCGCGAGAACCCGGTCGCCGATCTGGCGTAACGGCTCGTAGCGACACCCAACGGCAATCCACCGAAAAGCCCAGTCGGCGCACGCAAAGCAGCGCGTTCGCCGTGCGCTGCTGTGCGCCGGCTGGCACCTGTCAACGGCCAAGGAATTATGATGGACCTGATCGAAAAGCAATTCACCTACCGCGGCGAAACCAAGACGCTGCACTTCCGCGAACTCACCGCTGGAGAGCAAGTCAAGTTGAGCGCCGGCTACAAGAGCACGGTCCGCGAGGGCGTGTCCGAGATGACGCTCGATCTCGCGTTCGAGGGCGAGCGCGGCCAGCGCCTGCTGCAGATGACGCTGGTCACCGAAGACGGCAAGCCCGTCTACAGCGGACTCGGCAAGCTCCAGGACGAACCCGCCAGCAAAGTGGCCGGCATGGTCTCCATTGCCCGCGAGGCGTCCGCAGAGTTCGGCAGGCGGGCGACCGAATCGGGAGAGCCTGTCGGCTAATCCGGCGCTGCGGCATGTCGTGCGGCTGTCCTTTTTGATGGGGCAGCCGCCGTCTGTCGTGCTGGGTTGGCCGGCATCCGATGTTCACCTGCTCGGCGCCTATCTCGCGCGCGAACCTGCGCCGACTGAGCGCCTGGAATACGGGCTCGCCTACTTGTCGTGCCAGTACCACAACGCTCACAGCGAGTCGCGCGCCGACCTTGAGCGCTTCATGTTGTTCCGCCGCGTCTGGCGCCGCACGGATGGGCGCTACTCAGAGAACGATCTCGAAATCCTCGACTCCATCGACCGGATAACCTGATGAAGATTTCCATTGTCCTTGAGGCGCTGACTGGCACTTTCGTCACCGATATGGATCGGGCGTCGAAGGAGGCAAAGAGGCGCGCCGAGGAAGTCAGGAAGGCATGGGCGGACAGCGCAAAGCAGCTCGGCGTCGCCATCGGCGCCGGTGCTGCTGCGGCCGCTACCGCGCTCGGGGTGCTGACGCAAAAGGCGATCAACACCGCCGATGCTGTCGGCAAGGCCGCAAAGAAGACGGGCGCGTCTGCAGAGGAAATCAGCAAGCTCAAGTTCGCTGCCGAGCAATCCGGCGCGTCGCTTGAGACCATTGAGAAAGCGCTCGCGCGTCTGGCCAAAGAGGCCGACATGGGCGGCGAAAGCCTGGCGCGACTCGGTATCAGCGCAACCGATTCCAACGGGCGCATGCGATCCGCTGCCGAGCTGTTTGCAGACTCCGCAGAGCAGATCAGCAAGCTCGGCAATGCGACCGAGCGGTCTGCGGCAGCGCAGGCACTGTTCGGAAAGAGTGGCGCCGAGCTGCTGCCGCTACTGATCTCCGGCCGCGATGGCCTGGCGGCGATGGGCAAGGAAGCCGAGGCGCTCGGAATCGTTTTCTCCGGCGCGACGACTGACGCTGCTGAGCAGTTCAACGACAACTTGTCGAAGTTGCAGGACGCAGCGATGGGCCTCGGCAACACGGTGGCGCAGGAACTACTGCCGACGCTGCTCGACTTATCGCAGGCGGCGATCGACTTCGCCAAGGGCATACGCGAAGACGGCACGCTGTCGGCGTGGATCGATGGCATCAAGGAGGCCGCGCAGTACGTCGACGAACTGGCTGTGTTCATTGCCACGCGACTGGTCGCCGGGGCGCTGATCTCGCTCGGAACGGCGCTGGTTTCGACGGCTGGCGGGTTTACGGCTGCCGCTGCGGCGGCT